GGATACTTGGTTGGACAAAGATACTATTGCCAAAGGCTGGGATTCTTCTGCATCTTGGCAGAAACTGATCACGAATCCGAAGTATTCCACGATGCCGATTTACAAGGCGCAGGCCGATAACATTCGCGCCAATATCCTGAAACTCGCTGGCAAAGCGACGAAACTGCTGGAAAAGGATTGTGATACTCTGCTGAGTCGGATTCTCGAAGATGACCTGGAAACTGAAGTCGGGAGTTTCTTGGTTAAGCGATTGGCAAGTTTGAAGGCGCAAGCGGCTGCCGATAAGGTGGATTGTTCGGCGCTGGACTGAGAATCCCAGCTAGTAACTACAGCAAACTACCTTAGATATTCAGCCTAAACCCCGCCCCGTTAGTATTCAGTTTGGTTCATACTATTCTGGATACTACGGGGCAATTCCTCGCCAGTATATTCTGACTCAAAACTAATTTTCATTACGGCTTATCGACGCGTGAGTGTTGGTGTTGTAATGAAAGTTAATTGGATAATTGCTAGATTTATTATCTGTTGATGTAGAGCATAGAGCATGGAGCATATTGGCCCCCCTCTCCCTCTCCCCCTCTACCCGATCAGCATTACTAGTTTCTATTATCCTATCTACTCTCCTTCTATCCTATCCCATCTCCGTTTTTATATGGGGTATTATTAATTGTAAGTATATGTAATTTTGTTTATTTTGTTTGTATAAAATCCAACGTATATACCATATAGAACTACTATAAGATGAAGCATACATAGATGATAAGAATGAGGATGATGATAATAACAACTAACAATAGCAAACAGGGATGGACGGGCAGGGCATGGGGGGTATAATGCTCTATGCTCTATGTTCTACTAGGTCAGGAATTGAATCTGGCTTTACTCGCAGCCACTTAAAGCGAGTCAATGGCAACAATGGCAATAATGCCGCTTTCTTTGGAGATACTTATCATGAAATTCAACGACAACCCTGCGCCCATTTTCATTCGGGATCAATGCTTCCAAGGATGCCAAAAAGATTCCATTCCACCGATGGATAATTGGTATGAGTTCGCCATGTATTCCATCTGGATTCGCCACATGACAACAGAAAGGATCCGTATCGAAGGAGACAATCAAAACATCTATCATTGGTACACATACGAACAAAGCATGACTTCTGATGACAAGGAAGATTGTTTTCAACTGTGCTTTATTGGCGCGTAAGGAGTCATCATGGCAATCGAATCTACAAACCCTACTTTCAAGCCCAGCGACTTGGTAATCGAACCACCACGCCCGATTTTCAACTGCGTCAAAATACTGTGGAATGGCAGCGACTATGTGTATTGTCGCAACGAACAAGAAGCAAATATGCTGAAGCAGATTGTCATCAACGCAACAGGAGTAACCAGACTAGATATCGTTCCCACCTACATTGCAGACATTCAATTCAACTAATCTTCAACTGAGAATCCTATCATGACCATCGTCAACACAAATCAACTCCCTTTCCAAGTCAAGCTCCATCAATCCACATTCATTTCTCTGTGCCTGATGGCCAACCACAGCACAATCCAGAGCAATGCCTTTCACAACGCAGTCGAAGATGCAATTAAAGAGACTCAGCAGGGGAAGGACTGTATCGAGATTCTGACGCAATACAAGGCTGGGTTGATTACCTTCACTGAGTTCACTCTAGCCTTCGTGGAATCGGCATTGTCCTTCACGCCTGATGAACTCAAGAAGATTCGGATGCTGCAATCCAGTCTGTCGGAAAACTCAGGCGCTTGACAAGGCATTGAATTTGGTATAATGACTGGGCAGGGGGAACTCTGCTCGGTCATTTTCGTTTTCGTTTTGCAACCACTTCTAACTGAGAAACTTATCATGAATGCTGATTCTTATTTCAATCGCAATCTTCCTTTCCCCCAAATCACAATGAATTCTATCCATACTGGCCCGGCGCCGTTCGATTCAGAACCCGCAGCCACTACGCAGACTATCAATAACTACAACACCAAGCACCACAATGCAGATTTCAGTCCTGATTATCATCCATTGCCTGACTTCCAGAATACATCAGGCTGGAATGAATGGAGCAAAGAACAGGAACTGGAATTGCCTCGCAAGCCTGTCATCATTCTGACCAACAAAGCCAAAGCAGAACAACAAGAACGCCATCAGCTCGAAGAAAATCTGCGCAATGCCCGCACATGGAACAAGATTCTTTGTGTTGGAATAGCTGCGGCTGCTGTATCTGGCGCGCTTTGTGGCATATATTGGCAAATGTCAGTTGGCACTCCAGTCTATCTTGCTCCAATCAAGAGCTACAATTCTGATCCTGTCTTCTGCCCGATAGACACAATCAATACAGGTACACAGTGCAAGCCAGCGGCAGCAATCTAAGGAGAACCATCATGTCATCTTCAGATCCAACAACCTCTCCAGTCTATCAACAACTTCAACCATCATTGGAGCGTGTTCTAACTCCTCAGCAGCAAGCCATTCTCGATCTATACATGCAGCGACCATCTACAATCGCGCATCTATCTCTAGGCCAGTGGTTTTCCAATGCTCACATGGCAACTGAGTCGGCAGACCATCATCCTACAATGGCCAGTCGCTTTCATATTCTCCAGGGCATAGTCAATGTGAGAAATGCACTGCGTGTTATCCATGATTTGGATTGGGATGAATTGGATCAGGCGCCACTGGTCCAGTACAACAAAACAAATCAAGACTTCTAGGAGTATCTCATGTCATCAGAGTCCGATCAAACCTCTCCCAAATCTCTACCCATCCCAGATTTACTTCTTCAACCTCTCTCAGAACAGAATGAACTTGGCTTGCCAGAGCCGACGCAAAAACAACTGGCCATCCTCGAAACAATCCAAGCTCTTTCCGAGCAGCCATATCAGGACCACGCGCTCTATTGCAAGCACTCTGGGGTCTTACTGGCAACAGTGCAGATTCATTTCTCCGAAGGCAAGGCGCCATATCTTGCTCAGTTCAAACAGTCCGTGCTTTACCATCCATTCTATGGACTGCACCAGACTGTTCTGATTCGGAAACTGCAAGACAGCCTGAACCAAGCGCATGAATTGGAATGGTTGCTTCCGTTTCCGCTTCAAGAACGGATGAGACTTCTAGTATCTGCAATCATGTGGAATCTGGAAGTAATGAAGCAAGATCGCCCATGTCTTCCATCCTATGCAGTTGCAGCCGGATCAGCCGCCCGAATAATCAACTTGGCAAAATGGTACTGGTTCGTCTCATCCCAGCGCCTATCATTCCCAACCTATTCTGTCTCTTCGTTTCATTCTAATCTGGAGTGGCAGAACATTCGTTGGTGGATTGACTCATGCTTCGAAATAAAGAAGCGCTGGGAAACCAAGAAGAATGCCAATGCGGCCAAGCAAGAGCAACTCGAAGCGGATGAAGAGACTCAAGAAGTTTCTGATGCTTTGCGCCGTCGAATGTACAAAAAGATAGACGTCAAGAAAGTCTGGAATTGGATTGAGATTCAGCTTCGTTCCAATATCCCAGCGGGCAGGATTGAAACATTCAAAGAGCTGTTCACAAATGGAGATACCAACTCCCATGAATGGCTTGTCGATGATTGCGATGACTTGCTCGAAGCTGTCGTAGATTGTTGTGATTGTGGCAATGACATAACTCACTTCATCAACGAGAGAATGAATGGCATTGCTGCTCTGATCAAAGACTATTACGGTGGATTCAGTCTGATCAGTGGCAATAGCAAGTTATCCAATTCAACCGATGGCGTGACCAAACAAGAGCAATCACTCTTGGATGAATACGATGCACAACTGGTTGGATTGGAATCACTGCCGCCTGAACCACAGCGCGCACAGTTCCCTAGCAATGCATTGTTCTGGAAAGCACAAGCAAACTGGAGCATTCTTTCCAAGCGTTGGGCCATTCGAAACCAGCGCAATCTGCCGCAGAATCCACGTCCTACTGATTCTGACTCCATCGATTCTTCTGATCTTTAATCCTTTTCATTCGAGACTATCATGACCAATCCTCTCATCTTTACCGATACTTCTGCCGCTGCTCTTGCTTTCACCGAGCCGCGCCTGTGTCAATCCGAATCAGAATCACATGCCAAGCGATCCATGCTGGCATATGAAGCGACATTCTTTCCCAGCACCAAGCTGTCCAAAGAAAAGCATCGCATTGCTTGGTTTCATTCCAGCATGATGGACAAGAATGAAATCATCCAGCGTTGCAACGAAGAATACACCGAGATAACTCTGCCAGTTCGAGGCTGCGCTACCTTTCCAATCTATTGGGCGTACAACTCGGTTCCTACCAGAATGGAGTGGATCAAGATGAGCGACAATAGCCTCTTTGTCATCGAAGCTCGGGTGTCTGGATTGATTGCTGGTGGCCGTGCTGCCTTGATTATTCCTGTCCATCTTCAGTTCAATACTCCCCAATTCTAAGTAGGATAATAATCATGGCACTCAGCCCCAAAATGCAAGCACTTGTCGAAGCTGCTCGAATCAAAGAACAGAACAGGCAAGCCGCAATCAAAGCCGCATCTGAACCGCTCAAAGCAGGAGACAATGCTGTAACTGGTGCTCGCGCATCTACTCCCAGCCTAACCAATCTGCATCTAACGCCAACTGCCAAGAGCATTTCAGTTGGTTTCGTTCTCAGTGGCACACAGAACTATCAATCTGTCACAGGCGTTCCATTGAATGAGAAGCAGCAACAAGCTGTAGAACTGGCCATGCGCGGGCAGAGTTTCAATCTTTGCGGCGCAGCAGGTACAGGTAAAACAACAACAACCAGAGAGATCATTGGGCAATTGGTCAAGATGCCTCACGTTACTGCTCTGACTGGATCAACTCGTTATCTGACTGCAAACGAGCCCGGTGTTGTGATCATTTCGTTTACCAATAAAGCGGTGAACAACATCAAGAAGCAACTCCCCAAAGATTTGCAATCACACTGCCTGACCTATCACAAGCTGCTGGAATACAAGCCAATCGGCTGTTTCGATCCAATGGAACTGGAAGCACTAGGCTATGGAAACCAATTCGACGAAGAAGGAAATCCCGTTCGCAAGGGCGGCATGTTCATTCCATCTTGGAATAAGAATTGCAAGCTTCCCCACATATCTACGGTGATTGTGGAAGAATCTTCAATGGTTGATACAGACTTGCACCAGAAACTTCTAGATGCATTGCCTGATTCTATCAATACGCAGTTCATTTTCCTGGGCGACTTGAATCAGTTGCCACCTATCTTCGGCCCGAGTATTCTCGGATTCAAACTAGTCGAACAACAAACAGTCGAGCTGACTCACGTCTATCGTCAAGCATTGCTATCGCCTATCATTACTCTGGCCCATAAAATCCGCGAAGGGCGCGGGTGGAGTGGCAGACTGGAAGAATCGGCAGGGCTTGTTATCGATGACAATGGGGAGCATGGCAAAGTAACCATCCAACCGTGGAAGAAGAAGATCACATCAGGATCTGCTACTCTGACCATGCTGGATAAGTTTCTGATTCCGATGATAACACGGCCAGATTATGACTTCGAGAACACAGTCATTCTCTGCCCGTTCAACAAATCATTCGGAACAATTGCCCTGAATAAAGGCATCGCCCATGCTTTGGGTCGGAAGCGTAATGCCCTCGTATATGAGGTTGTCGCCAGATATACCAGAACATACTGGGCTGTTGGCGATCGTGTGATCGTAGATCGGCAAGAAGCAATCATAACTAAGATCGAACCTACGCCTGGTTATGATGGCCCCATTGCAAAGCCGCCCAGCTATACGATGGATCGTTCTGGATTCGATGGCGATGCTGATGTTCAGAATCCCAACGATGAAGATGACATTCTGAACCAGACGGATGATTGGGATGTTCTAGACAGTCTCATTCTGCCCGGCGAAGGATTGGAAACCAAGAATGCTCCATCCCACATTGTCACTGTCCAGTTCATCGACACTGGTGAAGTTGTCAATCTGGACACAGCAGGTCAGATCAATGGAATGTTGTTCTCATATGTTCTGACTGTTCACAAGTCGCAAGGTTCGGAATGGCGCAAGGTAATCATCCTGCTCCACTATACCCACAACACAATGATCAGTCGTGAGTTGATCTACACTGCGGTAACTCGTGCAAGGCATGAACTGCATATCATCTGCGAGCCGGATCGTGGATTGAAAGACAAGCACGTCACCAATTCTCTCACTCGTGCTGCACTCAATCCAGAAATCAAGGGTATAACCCTGGCAGAGAAGGCCGAGTTCTTCCAATATAAGAAGAAGCAACTGAGGGAGAAGGAAGTGGAAAAGAAAAATGTCAAGCAAGCCTCGTTCATCTACGGTAAGTAAAGGAGATTCAATCATGAGCAAGACCAAGCAACCTCGCACATCTGTCCCATTGCCGCAAGGCATTCAGGATCTGCGCCATCTGACACAGCATTTGAATATGCTGAAGCGCCAGATCACAGGATGGCACGCGCAGTGGCAATCTATCCATTATGGTCCGCAAGGATTGGAAGCATTGCATCGCGAATCTGGAGCGTATACTTCAAAACCCTGGGATACAAAGGATCTGATTAAATGTATGCGTGACAGTGATCTACTAACATTGCAACGGATAGCAGATCAATATGGTATTCGCGGGGATTACACTCGCGTTCTCCCATTCGAAGAAACCCGTCTCGGTAAACGAACCATCGAACGTGAATGGGCTGCTCTGCCCGAACGATTCAGACTTCGCAATCTTCCACTCGAAGAATGCCAACAGCTATTCAAGCTGAATCAAGATTCTCTCACAGCTAAACCAGAATCTGAAAGGAGAATAGCCGAGCTTAGTCTGTCCGAAAAACGATCGCTTGACAGTGGTTCATAATCTGGTAGAGTGATCTTTCCCTAGCCGCAGGTGCGCCTGCAAAACCCCGCCGAAAAAATAGTAGGCAATTTCAACCAACTGGATTTATCATGATCGAAGAAAACACCGTCGAACAAGTCGCCACCGAAATCGAAGAAGTGGCACCGATCGCAGTTCCTGCTGGCATGGTTCTGAACCAAGTCAAGTTCACCTTCAAGCAACGTACTGTGAAGGATGAAGTCGGCGTCGAGAAGAAGCTGAAGAAGCAACCTGCTTTGACTGTTGGCCTTCCCAATTTCACTGCGGGATATCTGGCCCAGATTCTTTCCGACGATACGGAAGCAACTCTGAAGCAACGTGAACTGATCCTGGATGCTTGCAACCAGATGATCAAGGATCAAGCGCGCAGCCAGTTCGATTCCATCATCGAAGATTTCGGTGACGACGAATCGCGTACCATCGCTGCTTCCATGCTGGACTACGACAAGTTGTCCTTGGAATACATTGCCAACCTGCCGCCGTCGCAGCGTGGTGCCAAGGCAATCACCGAAGAAGAATGGAATGCTTTCTTTGCCGACTATCTGGCAGTTCTGGTGGCCAAGACTGGCAAGGACAAGGTCCGCGTCGGCAAGCATGTGGAACTGTTCAAGAAGCCGCAGAAGGTCAAGGCACAACTGGATGTCATGGCTGTTCTGGTCGACCAACTCGATATCTATCTGGCCCATTCCACCCAACTCGAAGATACTGGCGAAGCTGCGATGCGCGTCAAGAATAAGTTCGAGAAGTGGATCAAGGAAGATGCCAAGATCGACACCAGCGCACTCTAATCTGAGCGTCCTGGTCGATATGACTGCTTAAGAGAAATCTACAGGGCAGAGTGGTTGAACGTGGGCATTGCCAGATCAGTCTCAACCTAAGCAGTCATTTAAGTACTAACCATTAAGCCCAGATGACGAGGTTCAAATGACTTGGCGATCCGATACTCCAATAGGCTTATAGTCGTAATGCCTTTCGACTGAGCGATAACACACTGGCCCGAGGTGGTTAATTCTGCTTCGGGCCTTTTAGTTTTCGGTTACCCTGTATTTATTCTAGAGTGGCGGACGCAATCCTGGCACGGATTCTTGAACGTTGCCGTTAGCTACTAAGTGAACTGACACTAGGCCACTCTAGAATATGTACTTCAGAATTAAGAAGTTGGTATGGACAATGACCATGATAGTGATCCAGGTGATAGTGATTATGATAGTGGCCCATTCTGTCGTCATTGGTCTGATCCAGGCTGTTGCGATGAAAAGTGTGCGCGTTGTAGCCATTCTTGTGCAGCACATGGAAGTGTTGGAAATGAGCCGTGCAATGAGGCTGAATGCACATGCTCAGAGTGGATTGAGGAATAATGCCATCCCTTCAAGATATTTTCAATGAGCTTATGCTGGGTGCATCAGTCACTGTCCAGCATTTTGACAAAGCGGATTACGATTCCACAGTTGTTTGTGTGCGTCGTAAATTCCGCAACTTTGTCAAGCTCATGGATGATATTGGCGGCGAGCATGGGTATATGAATCACTACGTCCAGATCACATTCGATCGCGACAAGTGTGAAGGTACATACAAGATTGAAGAGATTGAAAAGCGACAGCGGGTTAGGAAGAACTATGCCGCAGAAATCTAGGTGAATCGTGGCGCGCATGTATCAGACAATCTGGGATGCACTCAAGACAAACGGGAAAGCAGAAGTTACTGTTTCCAAGCACAGGCGCGCCACTGTTCGTCAGGCAATAATCAAACTCAAGTGCGAAGAAAACGTAGCACGTCGTAGCACAGGTCTTATGTACTATGGCAAGTTATCGTATAAGTATATAGAGTTGGACAGAGACAGAGAAATGTGGAAGATCGAATTCACATTAGACTTCACCCCGAAGATGCTTTAGGCATTGCTATTAACTAGGAGAACCCTATGGGCAAACAATCCCGGAATCGTGCCAATCGCGCCGCAGATAAAGATGTTATCGCCAAGTCGGAAGGCGAGCTGCGCGTTTCATTTGTGTTCGATGGTCAAGTGCATATCAGGACGCATCAGATGAACGCAGGTGAAATTGCACACATGAAAGAACTGTGTGTCAACTTTGGCGATGAAGCTGCGGAACAATTGATCTGGCGCCAAGCTGTTAGAAATAGCGGCTGGTTTGCCGAGAATGTTCTGGCTGTTGCAGGCCAAGCGTATGTTCTGAAGCATCACAAGCCGAAGGAACTTCCACCGCTCACAGTCTTTGGCCGCAGTGCACAGGAACAATTGCCCGATGCATTCGGACATACTGCTGTGCAGGAGAAGCTGGAACCAGCGGCCGGAAATACTGCTGCCAACGCAGACTACACAGAAATGGAAGTTCGCGTTGCTGCGGATTACAAGATCGATCCCAACTCTGGGCTGTTCGTGCGCAAGGAAGTAATTCCAAACGCAGTGGTTATTCCTGATTACACGCAGGATGGTGACACTGACGCACTCGATCACATCTAAGAAAGCACTTCCATGAAAGACATATCCACACTTCCTGCCACTGTGCCTGCAGAAACCAAGAACAAGTTGGCTGAAATACTGCCGACAGTTCTGCAGAAACTTCAAGGATTGGAGCAGGCGTTGCTGGCAAAAGATCCTGGCATGCCAATGTATCTGCGGGATTCACACCGTCTGCTGATTTCCTATCCTGAATCTGTCCACTTGTTGGATGACGGGGAAATCAGCCTGTTGCTTCGTTCTGCCGAACAATGGACGGACACCAAGATTCTGGCTGAAGTTGCCAAGGGCAAGAGCGGGAACAAGAAGACCAAGGTGACTGCTGACGATTTGTAGGTGACTACTATGAATCTCGACACAAGAATTGCGCGTTCACATTTCGTGGCGCGCTTTTTTGTTTGGTACGTAGCGCAGGAAAGACTGGCAGATGGAAATGTGCGCGGGCCTATTGCCAATGGTTACTCCAATCTCATGTTGAACTACGGTGAATATGAGCCTAGTTGCACTTGTGATTGGCAGATGGTAATGCGTATTGTTGATCTGCTTCTGCCACGTATCCATCATCTAGCGGCGCCACGATTCATGGTAACTTGTAGCGAAGTGGTTCAGTGGTTGCGTTATCTTTCCCCCATCGAACAGCAAATGACATTTCAATTCTTGGAGAACTATTATGTCTAATATCCCCGGCGCGCCCGAAGGAATGGAAAGTTACTCCAACCTTCCTTCCGATCTTGCCTCGCTTCTATCTACACCACTTGGCGAAGGCACATCAGATTCTATTGCCTCAGCCGCTGCTGTGCGGAAATTCAACTATCGCGCTCTGGTTGAACTTGGTAATGTTTCTTCCTATTCCATGCAGAACGTACTGGAAGACTGCCCACGCAAGTATCAGTTCACCAAGATGCGCGCGGCTGTTCAGATTCCGATTGATCCAGAAGATGATGAAGTTCCCGGCAATGCTACGTTTGCTTTCGGCCATGCCGTAGGATCTGGCATTGCTGTGTTCGATCAGACTGGCGATATCAAGGCATCAATGCTTGCCTGTTTCCTTGCGTGGGATATTGATCTTCTGTTCGATCCGTTTGAAGAAGCTCAGCGTACAGGGCGCAAGGCAAAGAAGGATGGATTCTATCATGCACTCTGGGCAGTGCAGATGTATCCTTCATTCGTTGCAGAAGAGACTGACCTGCATGAATATGATGTTGTCAAACTTGAAGCGAACGTAGTTGTCGACTTCGAGAATGGCCACTTCTATACAGGCCACATCGACGAACTGCTGCGCAATCGTGAGACTGGTGCATTCCGAGTAAAGGAAAATAAGACTGATGGCGGTGTCACTGTTGATCCTGCCAAGTATTCCAACTCTGCCCAGGCGCTCAGCTATTCGGTTGCCATCCATGCCCACGGTGCCACGGAATATGACGTGCTCTATACGATCTATTCCAAACCCGAGCAACGTTGGATGGCAATGTCTTTCGTCAAGTCTCCATTGTCCAAACTGGAATGGCTCCAGATGCAGGCAATGAAGTGCGCCGAGATTGACATGTATTCCGAAGCCAACTTCTTTCCGAAGCGTGGTGGAAGCTGCATGAAATTCAATCGCCGCTGCCAATTCTATGAAGAATGCGATATCAATCCCAACACAATCTTCAAGATGAAGTTCTCAGAGCTTCCTCAGTGTGAATCATTCGAGACACTGGAAGCAATCGAACACATCGACTATCGCGTCACCTGGTCTGACATTGTTGACGCTCAGGCTGAAGATGTTCTGCAACTCAACCGCAACTAAGGACAGATTATGACAACTCCTTCTTTTCCCGGGCTCCAACTTCTTGGCAAGGATATCTCCTACAAGGGAGAAGAGCCCAGCATAACCAATTCTCCGATGATGATTGCTTGGAGTGTGAATGCGCCACGGCGCCACATGCACCCGAACATTCAATTGTCCTTCGCAGGATTCTCACTTCTCGGAACCGATCCGGATGTTGCGGCGCGTTGGAAAGAATCTGATATTGGCCCGTGGGGTGTGACAGGAACTGCTGCCATTGTCATGGATGTACATGCTCTGGAGCATTTCAAACTGGATACGAGCTGTGATGTGCTCGCATTTCCAGAAGAGATTGCAGTTCCATTCTCGCAGATGTGCATCGACACACTGTCTCAACTGTTCTGTCTGGATGCGCCTACGCTGACAGGAATGATCGGCAAGGAACTGCGCAAGATGGACAACCAGTATTGGGCAACTGGCCTTGCAATCGCAGTTCCATGCAGCAAGAAGATTTGGGATCAAGGCTACGAGTTGGTGAAGATTCACGCAGAAGCTGCTATTGCATTCAAGCATGACGTGGAAGTTGTCGAAGTGTCTGATGACATGGACAAACTTGCCAACCAGATCATGCACATCCCATCTAAATATCTGAACTAAGAAAACTAGGACTACCTATCATGGACCTCAATTCTTATTCCGAAGTTCGCCGCACCAAAGTTCTTGTCTATGGTCCGCCCAAGTCTGGTAAGACTGCATTGGTCGGTGCTCTTGCTGCTGCTGGATTCAAACTCTGGTGGTTCGATCTGGAGCAGGGCATCAAGACTCTGATGAATCCTCAGATTCTGCCCGCCGAATATCGGAAGAACATTTCACTGTTCAACATTCCAGATCATCGGGACTATCCAGTTGCGATTGATGCGATACGTTCGCTACTCAAAGGTGGAATCAAGAAGTATTGTTTCGACCACGGTGTTTCCATGTGCCCGCAGTGCGCCAAGAATGCCAGCGCGAAATGGTCGGAGCAGATTGATCTGAACTCCTTCGGCGACAAGGACATTCTTGTTATCGACTCGCTTTCCCAACTTGCCGACTCTGCTTCCAACAAAGTCACGCGCAAGGAACGCATTGCCAATGATGACTACAAGGAATCTTGGGATGATTACCGTACTAGCGGCAACTATGTCAAGGAAGTGCTGGGCAAGATTCAAGTATCCAAGGTCAACGTCTGCGTTATCTCCCACGATATTGACGTGGAGAAGGATGAGAAGAAGGAGAAGATTGTTCCCGTTGGCGGAACTCGTAATGCATCACTTCTGACTGGAAAGTATTTCGATGAAGTGATTTACATGCACGTATTCAACAAGCGCCACGTTGCACATAACAGTACAACATGGAGTCCAACTCACTTGACAGGGGGTCGATCATCAGTTAATATGGAAGCTTCCGGGTCAGACGGTGCACCGACACTCGCTGACATTTTCAATGGTAAAGAATCGCCCACAGCGAAACAAGTTGCAAAGTAAAGGAAACTGAATCATGGCTACTCGCCCGAAAGATGTTGCAATCATCCGTGCCAAGAACAAGCAGTTCGTTGCTGCCCCAACTGCACAAGAATCAGATCCCCATGGCTATGCCCAGAATCAATCTGGCGCCAAGTTGGATGCAGGAAAGAATCGCATCTGGCTGTGCCTCGGAAACTTTCCTCACGCTCTGGAACAAGTTGCCAAGGTGACTTCTGCAGGTGCACAGAAGTACACCGAGAATGGCTGGAAAGATGTACCGAATGGTGTCGATCGCTACATGGATGCTTTCGGGCGTCACATGCTGGCAGTCGGTCGCGGTGAAGTGTTCGATATTATCCGTGCTGCGGATGGAACTCTGATTGACGACTCAGTTCTGCACGAAGCCCAGATGATCTGGAATCTGATGGCCGCTCTGGAACTGAAACTGGCGGCTAAATACGCACCGCCGCCCAATTTCTGATTCTCCCAATCTGACTCGCTAGCAGACCGAGTTAGTTCTTTCTCTTTCTCCCTAGTCTGCCCCAACCGCAAATGCAATCAAACGCAAACGCAATTCTCACAACCTCTCTCAATCTCTACATTGGAAATCAAATGTCCGAAGCTCTTGCAAACAATGGCCTGGATCTGACCAATATCGACGCGCTGCTTGGCGCAATGATGGATGATCTGGATGATCTGCCGCCGCAAGGTGTCCCGCCCAGCGGCCATTACAACCTGGATGTCTCGTTCACCATCGAAACCATCGGCGATGACAACAAGCAAGTCATCTGTGCCAAGTACAAGGTGCTTGCCATCAACGAACTGAAGGACGAAGCCGAACGCACCGAAGTTTCCGACGGTCAGGAGTTCGCCGAATTCTTCCACACCACGAAAAAGGATGGCAAGCCGAATGTGTTCGGCATTGGCAAGCTGAAGCAACGTCTCATACCTTTCAAGGAAGTCACGGGTGGGAACACTGTCGGTGACATTATGCAAGGTGTGAAGCACATTGCCGTGGCAGCATCGCTGTCGCGCAAGGTGAACAAGCGGAACGAGGATCAATTCAACATGGATCTGAAGGACATGATCGTTCTGTGATGTAGGCAATCTACTGATGGATTGAAACGTCAAGCGCCCATTGGAGTAATGTCCTTTGGGCGTTTTTGTTTCTAGCCCAGTAAATCTAGGAGAATAGAATATGCCAGTGTTGTATGGTGTTGGAAATAACCGCGATACGCGGAGTGTTTTATTAGGTGCCAGAATAACTGGCTTGCGCACTGATCTAATTATATTTACACTTGACGAGGTAATGGAAATCGTACGTAAGTTTACGGTAGAGCCTGACAATGTAAAAGAATTCCTCCTTGATTGCAAGCATACTATTCGCCCGAAGAAGGACTGACCATGCCATTCCCGAATCAACCTAAAAAGCTTTATCCCAATCCATGGAATCTCACCCCAAGTCAAGAGCGGGTGATGAAAGCCTATTGTGAATATGGAATGTACAAGGTAGCAGCAGATAAGCTGAACCTCACGCGCAACACAGTCAACTCTACTTTGCGTGACGCACATAAGCGCATGGGATTCAGGAACATCAATATCTGCGCTAACAAGTACGCAGTCTGGATGCGTGAGCAGGAATTACAAGTTGCCACATTGCAGGCCAGATTGGACACAGCGCTCTTGCAATTGGAACTGGCAAGAAAAGAGTTGGACTTCCAGATTCGGAGAGCAGCATAATGAAAATCGGATTCTTTGGCGTTGAAGAACCGCGCCGCCCCGGCCCAGATTCCGGTCAGCATGATCGTGCCTATCTGCCAAAGCTTGCTGAACTCATTGGCCCACACTCCGTCAAACTATCTATCTCAGATGGCAGCGGTGAATCCTACTTCCATTCCTTCGCAGTCAAAGCGCGGGTGACAGAACTCGACTGTGCCATTGTCACTGACAAGTCTCTGCTCAAGCCGCTTCTCGAAACTCAGCCAGATTTCAAGATCGGATACAATAAGAATGGCAGCGAGAAGAAGTTATCCCTCAACGACTATCACGGCTCGCTGATTGAAATACCTGCCCATAAACTCGGGCGCGACAAGCCAATCGAAGTTCTCTTCCTCAACCCACTGCAACATCTGCGGACAGTACCAGAGGCGCCCTATGTATACAAACGATATATCTCCAAACTCACTCGTCCTTCCGAATGGTTTCCGCAGACTGAATTTACGTGGGAGGTTGTTTCCGAATCAAATGTGGACAGTCTCTATACCCTTTTCCAGTCTGCCTTGCTTATTGCCGCTGACACAGAGACAGACGAAGGATCGCCACATCGAACAATTAATTGCTCAGGCTACTGCGCGTTGTTTGCCGACGGAACAACCCATAGCGTTGTTATACCCACGATCGAAATGTGGGGTGTACTATGGATGCGCAGATTCAATGCCCTGCAATCCGCCAAGATATTTCAGAATGGACTATACGATAATGCTTACTATGCTCGCTACAACTCACCAGTTACCAACTGGCTCTACGATACAAAGATACTTTTCCATTGCTGGTTTTCAGAACTTCCAAAGCGGCTCGATTATATAACCGCTTTCACGATTCGCAAGATTCGATTCTGGAAGGACGACGGCAAGACTGGGGGACTCCATGCCCATTACGAATACAATGCCCGCGACTGCTGGGCTACGCTGAATTCATTCCTATCAATGATTCGTGAGGTACCACCGTATGCGATCCAAAATTATCTCCTGGAATTTCCGCTCGTCTTCTCGTGTCTACACTCTGAACTTGATGGTCTCGCCGTCGACAAACAGGCATTTGATGGATCCTTGGTGGCGGTTGAGGCTAAACTCAAACTACACGAAGATAAGCTTTCAGCATGGATTGGGCCGGGATTCAATCCGGGATCTCCGCCTCAAGTTAAGCGGCTACTCTTTTGCTTTGGTTATCGGGATCGCTCTGGTACGGTCGACTCCTCGGACGACAAAACTCTGACTGCTGCTGGAGCAATGTCTCCATTCAACATGATGATTACGGATGAGGTGCAGAAGGTACGCGAGTTCAGAAAACTTCGCGATACCTATCTTGTCTGGGATAAGTTCTGGGATGATCGGCTGCACTATCGGATCGACCCATCCGGCACAGATACTGGCAGACTTGCATCGGGAGAATCTTCCTTCTGGTGTGGTATGCCTATCTCGACTATGCCACGCGGCCCAGAAATCAAGTGCTTTCTCCGATCTGATTCGGATGAATGGTTGCTGGGTGAGAATGATTTTGCTCAATCCGAGGCGCGTTGTACAGGTTATATCTCTGGCTGCCAGACTCTGATTGATCTTGTCGAAGGCCCACACGATTACCATTCGTGGAATGCACAGGCTTTCTTTGGTATTCCGTACGAGCAAATCTACGATGAGGCCAAAGGCAAGACAATCATGAAGGACATTCGTGACTTGTCCAAGCGCACCAACCATGGTGCCAACTACAATATGGGCGCCCAGGTCATGCTGGAAACAATGGGACCGAAGAAAGTTGCAGAAGCTCGTGCAGTTCTAGGTCTGCCGCCCGGACTTCCACTTGTCAAAGTATGTGCGCATCTTCTCGACTGCTACGCCAAGACTTATCCAGAAGTAAAGGGGGATTACCAAGATTGGGTGAAGCGTACAATCAAGTTCACGAAGAAAACAGTCAGTGCGCTTGGCTGGACTCGCTATTACTTCTCCGATCCTGGTGAATCCAAGATGGCACTGAATTCTGCAGTGGCCCACAATCCTCAGAATCTGAATGCAGGTATACTCAACATAGCCTATCATCGCATCTGGAAGGAAATGATGTATGGCAAACTGCGTGGAGTGTTCCGACTCAAAGCGCAGATTCATGACAGCGTGCTGTATACCTATCTGGCCACAGCGCCGTGGGTTCCAGAGTACGTCAAAGAGCTCATGACAATCCCGGTTCCCGTTACTGATATCAAAGGTAAGACTCGTACACTGGTCATTCCTCCTGATATCTCTGCAGGCAAAACCCACTGGAGTATGTTAAAATGACAGTTCCGTCTTTGAGTATCTATGGTAGCAAGCGACGTTTCGTGTCGTTCAAACCTCACATCTGGAAGTCAATGCAGAAGTTCAATGGCGGTGATCTTTACTTCTGTACCTTAGGATTCAAGACAGAGAAAGGTAGTACTGCCAAAGAAGCTTGGGACGCAGCACAACTAATAGAATCCCGCAAATGACAACCTCCTACTCACAATCTGCCACATCAGAGCCGACTCTCTTTGACCTCTATTTCGATTACGTCAAAGATACTGAGCCGCCTCTGATCTTGCATCGCTGGAGTTTAATCTCCTGCATGTCAGCTATTCTGGAGCGTAATGTCTGGTTGCCTTTCGGGGCGTTCAGAATATTCCCCAACCAGTTCATCATGCTGATTGCAGAACCCGGCGCCCGAAAATCAACTGCCATCAAACTTGCTGCCAAGATCATCACTAAGGCAGGCTATGAAAAGTTTGCTGGCGACAAAACATCGAAGGAGAAATTCCTACTTGACTTGGAAGGTGTGGATGAAGATGGCACCGCTCAGGTGAACAATCATTCAGCAATGGAAAACTTGCTAGGTGTTTCATCTGGCGATCCCAAAGCTGTGTTCGTCTGTGCCGATGAGTTCAATGACTTCATGCGCTGCGGCGATTTGGAGTTCCATTCAATGTTGGGTAAACTGTGGGATTGGGATGATGAAGACAAACCGTATACGTACCGCCTCAAGAATTCACGGTCGGTTTCGATTTTCCAGCCGACTATCAATATTCTGGGTGGCAATACCCACACCAATTTTGCTGAAATGTTTCCACCCCAGGCGCTCGGTCAGGGTTTTATGTCGCGTCTATTGCTTGTCTTCTCAGAGCCTTCGGGTAGGAAGATTCACCGTCCGGTAAAGCCGCCTGAGGAAAAGGAAACTGCGCTGATTCGGACGATCCAAACAATCAGAGCAAAGATCAATGGGCCAATGTCTGTTTCCAAGGCAGCCGACAATACGCTGAACTATCTGTACAACTCGTATGAAGGACTGCATGACATGCGGTTCAGTTCTTATACGACTCGGCGGTATACGCACCTATTGAAACTCTGCATTGTCTTTGCCGCTTTGCGCCAGAGCATGTTGATTGATTCTCAAGATGTTCTGCTGGCCAATACGTTGCTCACGTATACAGAACACTTCATGCCCAGGGCGCTGGGTGAATTCGGAAAGGCCAAGAACTCGGATACTCAGCAGCGGATTCTAACCCTGCTGCTCCAATCAACTTCCCCTGTAGACGTAGGAGAAATATGGAAACAAGTTAGCAATGACCTCGATCGCATGGAAGATTTGCAAAAACTTCTCGCTGGCTTAGTTGCAGCCGGGAAGATCCAGTACATCAAGAAGATTGGGAACACTTCCCAAGGTTACTTAGCGCTTCGGAAGGTAATATCTTCCAAGCAAATGTACGTTAACTTTAGCCTATTGCAGGAGTATGAAGATGGCAAACTCTAACAACCCTCTCGGCGGCCAAGGTGGCAAGTTCAATTACTTGGACATCGAAGTAGATGCAAGCTACAATATAAAGCACCTTACTTGGTTCGACCAATACAACAAGTTCGCGGATGCAATGTCCATCCCGCAAGGGAACATACTGGAACCTGGAACCGTCTACAATGCCATGGATTTGGCACGCAAGCTGATTCTGGAAGAAGGCAACGAACTGTTCACTGCCCATACCGCGCTGACCAATGGTGCTTACAGCCTCGAGACTCTGGTTGAACTTGCGGACGCCTGCGCAGATTTGATCTACGTTGTCTGCCAGATGGCACGTGCTGCTGACATTCCATTGAATGCCATATTCGCTGCAGTTCACAAGAACAACATGAGCAAACTAGGTCCTGATGGAAAGCCAGTGCGCCGCGAAGATGGCAAGATTTTGAAACCTGCAGGATATGTGCCAGTTACTGATGAGTTGTGGAAGATCATCATGCGTCACCATGAAGAACGCTGTATTCAGCATAGTTCAATGGGCGCGGAGAACTGGAAGTCGCCACTGAAACTCTAGTCGCTTTTCTCCAGGCGTAAAAAGGCCCCGGTACTGGTTAATTCCAGCCGGGGCTTTGTCTTGTCTGGAAGATTTGGAGAGTCCGAATCCTAATTGATCTGGTTCACCTGCACCTTGCAGCTTTCCAGCACGACATAGTCAGTTGCCACTGCGAGCTGCGCACGATACAGCATCGTCATTTCGACAGAAGTATCAATTGCGAATGCAACTGCTGCTGATGCGGACGGTGCGGTAGGAACTGCAGTTGTGCTCCAACCACTGATCTGACGATTCTTGATCCCACGGTTGTGGAAGTCGATCAGAGCAAAGTCGCCCAAAGCAGTAGTGCGAGCCTTGGAATAAATCTGCGTACCTGCCAGCAGAATCACCAACGTCTTGTTGTTTGCATTGTTGGGGTAGGTGAAGATTGGCTGTGCCAAGAAACTGCCATAGTTCCCCATGCAGCCAGCAGGCAACTTGTACGTCACAAAGTCAATGACACTGGTAAGTTGCGTGTACGCCCCCGGACCCGTTGTCACGAACGGAACAAGAGCATCAACTGGAATGCGTGGCGCAGTGCCCGTGACATAGCGATTGTTGAATACTTGGCCAACAGTCGTACTGGACATGACAACCCAGTAGAAACCTACTGCGCTGCCAGCAACAATTGCATTGGCAGGGAAGTGCATGTAGCAGCCACCAGAATAGGTGAACTGCAACGCAGTTGTCAGAGTAACTGCTCCGTTGTCTGCCATCGTACCGGACGAAGGTACTACCATCGGAACAGATGATCCGAAGTTACGGATACCTGCACCGAAACCAAGTTCGCCTTCATCCGCAGATTCTGCGATGATGTTGACGATTTCCTGAACCAAGCCAGGATGGAGTTGAGAATTTGATGCGGGCATGATTGCTCCAAAGTAAGTGGATAAAGACAATATCGTACCGAAAATTATTCTTCTTCCGGCGCAGGCATTCCAGCAAGTGAGCTGTAGTCATTCAACTTCTCTCCGCCCATTGCTTGCATCAGGCGTTGACTACTTGGCTTGCCAAGATGGGCAGTCATTTGATTGACGATGGAAGTGTTTGCATCTTTGCTCCACCGCTGCAGGCTGGAAGAGAATCCCTCGATTCGACCACCTGAACGAACGTAACTATGCATGAAACCTTCCATCTCTTCTTGATCTGGCATCTGGTTGGCGTACAGTTTTGTTTTCACCGCGCCACCAAGTGCTTCGATTCGAGCGCGATCGACAGCTTCATATGCTTTGTTGCGATACATCTGACTGAGTGCAACTGCTTCGTCCATTGGACGCGCACCCATTAGCCGTGAGACACCGCCGAAATTCACCATGCGTTCCGGGATTGCAGCCAGCATAGAAGTTGTCTGCATATCGCTGGCAGCAGAAATCAGGGTGCCCTTGCTGGTTGTAGACTGCCCAGAAAGCAACTGAGCAAATCCAGCCAGCGGACGATTGATGCCATGATGTTCCAGCGCCAGCAGCATGGATTCTGAAATGTCGGCGCCCTTGGCCACATTCTTTCCGAACCCTGCAATCGCATCCACTAGTTTGATACTGGCACCAACAGCAGGAATGTCAATCGGGTTGATCGGAACAATTGTCAGGTGTCGAGGATTGATATCTCCACGTGAATACAGTGCAGGCATCTTATCCCCGAACAGCGGGAAAGCACTTGCAGTTCCGTACAGCAGCCAGTTTCCCCACTCCTTATTGGCAGCAGGAAGAATGGAGTATGCATCCACGTGGCCAGCATTTCCAGATGCATTGCCGACCAGATGCTGATTGATGGCATCGAAGAATGGCAAACCATTCATACCATAGACACTGGTCTGCAGTCCTGTGAAAGTCAGCAGCGCCCGCGTGTCACGATTCTCCATGTGCCGGAAAAGCTGCTGGAGTACGTTGAATGAATAAGTCTGGAACAGCCCGATAGCAGCGCCAGTAGTTCCTTGGAACAAGACCGGACGCTGAGAGGAGATATAGTTGCCTTGCACACGATTCACGAAACTGGAAATGTATGCGTTGGCCTCACGCTCTGTCATTTTCTTGGCAGCCACAACAGGAGCAGTCAGTTGCCGCATCACATCCGCAGCAACGAAACGTGTGAACTGTTCTGCGAATTCATTGCCAGTGATCTTGGCGCCCTTCTCCACTGCCGCCTCAACCTTTGTTGCCCACTCACTCGGAGCACGACTTGGCATGTAGGAAAGATCGTTCAAGACTTCATGATACAGTGCCAGCGTTGTCTTGATATCTCCATTGTCCGTGTAGCGGGCAAGGAGTTTCTCCTTATCCGGACCGAAGAAGTTCTGGATCGCCTGGCCGATCAAAGCAGTGTTGCTGGGAATGGATGCTTGCTGCCCAGGAACTTTCACGCGAGTCAATTCACGCAGCTTGCCTGCCAGTTCCGAATCCTGACCAATAGCGGACCGAATACTGCGCAGTTCCGTGCCCAGCAAGATCGGCGTACTGATCATGTTCACGAGCGCATTGGCCATATCCAGCCGCAACACGCCTGTTGCCAGGAACATGTTTGCTTTCTGGAATGCAGTGCGAATCAGATTCTTGGGTACCTTCTCATTGGCAACCAAGTACTGTTCCATTGTCTTGTACGGCGTACCCAGACCGTAGGCATCAGCCAGTTTGTTCGCCTCTTCCAGTGCTACCAAATCCTTGCCCTTGCTGGAGCGGAATTCTTCCATCACTTTGTCGATGGCTTTGTAGGCAGTGGTGCCCATCTTATCCACGAACTCGTTCAGCGAATCCAGCAAAGGATGTTCCGATCGCTTGTCGATATTCAGCGCAGTCTTGATGTAGTCACCAAAAGGATCTGCTACAGACTTCTTGAACAAGAATCCGCGTCCACCGGCTGTAGATTCAGTAGCGTCACGGAATCGTTCAGATAGCCATTGCAGTTCGGAGAAGAACTGACGATCCCGCACCTGCACACCAGTGCGCACCAAGTTATCTGTGCTGTTGGCGTGCCACCGAACATAATCCTCAAGCACATTTGCGGCGCGTGTTTCAGGGAACATATCCCCCAACTTACCGCTGCGCTGCAGACTACTGTTCACACGCGACTCATTCATCGTCATGTCGTAATCGTACAAACCTTTCGACTCGAAGTACCGCTTGGTATCCGACTTGTAGATCACTTCGTAATCGTCACCAACATCCTTGGCCAGATTGCGCAGTTGTTCTGCATCCTTGGCAGTAATCATGGCCACATCGGTAATTGCACCGATCTTCTGTTTGGCAACTACAAACGCGTGGAAAGGATAGCGAGCAGTATCGATAGGCGGAACATATACAACATTGGGATCACGGCTGACTTTCAAACCAGCAGCATTGTGCAGCATTCCGAGTTTGTCGAGACGATCTGCATTGTAGCCAGTGCTGGATTGAAGAAATTCCGTGACCTTCTTGGACTTGATTGCATACTCACCACGGATAGGATCTTCCTTCGTAGCGCCCATCTTGATCTGGTCGATAGCTTCATCCAAGTCACCTTCGAACTTGGGATTCTCGTAGAGTTTCTTTGCCTCGCGATCGACAAGACGGTGAACAGTATCGCCAACCTCATCCTGTTCCGAGACGAATACATACTTCCGCGCATCGCGACGGAGCGCAGTTGTGATAACTCCCAATTCTGCACTTGCATCCAAATCATCACGAATGGCATTGATGTGGGGCGCCATGCCCAGAATGGTTTCATCTCGCCATTCTTTGCTCACAAGTGCAACCATCTTGCCACGCTCTTGAACTGCCAGAGCTGCACCACTGCCATAATCAGCATTGGAACTGGTAAAGGTACTTGCACCGGCGCCACCGGAATTGGCAGTATTGGCCAAGTTGGGATCGATATCCATGAAGCGCCGGGCATCTTTCCCGAACGCTGCATTGAATGCATTCAGTTGTGCACTTTGTTGAGTCTTCAGTTCATACAGATGCTGGAGAATCACAGTGCTCTGATGGCCAGGCGCCAAAGGACCTGCCAGTTGCTGGCCCACTTGAGTCAGCTTAGGATCCCATTCCAACATCAGAGTTGTTGGCTTGAAGTTCTCGGCCAGATCGCGCTTGAAGTTCATCAACTTCGTATTGGGCGCGAAGCCAGAATTGATGACGTCTTCCACCCATGAGCGGGTAGTATTGGTCACTGCAGCAATGTGGCGCAGATCGTACTTGGATTCAGCCAATCCTTGCGCGATGAAATTCAACTTCATTTCATTGGCCAGCGCATGAGGCGAAACCAATTCATTGAAGCTGAGCAAAGTGCCATCGGGCATGTGAATGTCAGGCGCCTTCTTACCTTGCAGAAGTGTAGGATTCAATTCACCCAAGCGATCCAGCATGGGGAAATCATTCCATTCGATGACGCGCCCCAGGAAATGGGTGTGATCCAGCTTGCTCGCCCACATTGCGCGCGCTGTAGCAGTAACTGCACTTTCCTTCAAACTGGCCGCTTTGGTCACAGGCTGAGGAAACTCTTTGCCTGCAAGAACAACCTTGTCCTTCAGATGCACGAAGTCACTGTTTCGCTTCAGTGTATCCGCAGCAGTCACAACCACTTCCGGGCTGAGTTTGCCACTCTCCAAGTCCAGATAGAACTTGGTATTCAGAGCAGCATCAGGAGTACTGCGAACCAAGGTAGACTTAGGATTGACAGCCATACGCCCAGCCTTAGTGACCGCAAGATCGAATCCTGCGTCAAAAGCTTCCTGAGCAGTCTTAAACCCGGAGTTAGCTCCTGCAGTCTTGATCTTCGATGCATCATCCGTAGTCAGGTAATAAGCCTGCTTTCCTGTGCCAGCGTGCCGCGTTTCCGAGAAGAGATCATCGAACCCTTTCGGCTTGAGTGTCAAGAAGAATTGCTTGGGCGCTTCTTGCTCCGTTGCATTCTCCGCAACATTGGTCACGCGCTTGATATTCTGCAGATATCCGCGCACGTTGTCAGCAATGGATTCAGCACTCTCGCCAGCAACTCGGCCTTCTTGAATCAGCTTGTACACGAAACCGTGCATTGCTTGGCCTGTAACTTCTCCGCCACCAGCAAGTTCATTGAATTTCAGTGCAACAGTGTCGAATGCAACCTTCTCCGCACGACGCCGTGCAGCCGAGAATGAAGTACTCGTATCCATTGCAACGTAGCCAGAATTCTGTGTGCCTGGAATCTTGTAGCTGAATGGGACCATCGCCACATCTTCGGGCGCCTTGATGATTCCTTCCAGGAAATTCATTGCTTCGGAACTGGCGCTCAGCCCGAGCTTTTCAGGATTGAAGATGACGTCGAACTCGCGCAGATTCTTTTCCACTGTGCGCTGGGCAGACTTGATAACTCCGCGCGCTGCGGCATGATCCAGCAGTCCACCAACAACACCCCCAAAGGCAGCGCCGAAAACAATGTTGGATACGAAATCGCCAGGAGTTGCATTGTCGAAGATGGGCGAGTCGTTCATCGTGAGTGCAATTGCCAACTCAGATGCGGTGGCAGTCAGTGCATTGTCCGCTGTGGCCCAGACCAGTTGCGATCTTTGTGCAGCGATAATGTCACTCGTGATTGTTCCGCCGCTCGGGCCCATTGCACGGATTGCATCCTGCAGATACTTGTCTTTTCTGCTGGGCAGGAAGTTTGTGGCGCGTGCGAATACACCTTCGGCGCGGCCAGATTGCAGAAGCTTCAGCCCCTTAGCACCCAATGAACCTGGTATAAGACTAGTAGCAACAAATCCACCGATATCAACAACTTCTTTATTGGCATCATAGAAGTCTCCAGTATTCTGGTCGAAGTTCCGAATCGCCTCTCCGGTGTCGTGTGCTTCCTTCCCGGAATAATCCAGAAAAGTATTGTAGATACTCATGGCGCCCGAAATTGCAGCCGCAGGAATACCTTTGGTGACAGCATCTTCGAGCTTGGAGAACAAGCCCTGCTGAGTATCAACAGTATCAGCAGCAAGAACTACAGATGGAGCAGCAATGTAATCGGCCATGATTGTTATTCCTACTATTTAACGGAAGCCGCCAATAGGACTAAATCCCACAGGATCACGAGACTTAACAACCTGACGAACTAGTTGCCGCTCGATTTCCACAGGATTGAACAGGTTGGTCTTGTCTCGTGAACCTTCAGCTTCGATACTGAAGAAATAGGAACTAGGCGGCGGCACACCCATCAGACTTGGCTTGTTCAATGCTTGGTTCCAATCCGAGGCGGCCTTGTAATACTCACTGATATCAGCAGCAGCTTTGGCAGGTGTGAGTTGACCAGCACGAATCTGGGCACGAATCGCACCAATCACTTGCTGTTCTGAATCCACTGGGATTGTATCGCCACGTAGATTCTGAGTCTTGGCCAGATCGCCAATCATCTTGGCAACCAAGTTATCCTTCAGTGGAGCAAGCGCAGGAGTTGTCTGCACTGCATCATGGAATGCAAGTACTGGTGCACGCTGAGGATTGTAGGTTTTGTCCCACTTGCCACTTGCCAAATCGACAGCAGACTTCACACCGCCAGAAGCAGCGAGAATCTCATTGGTATAAAGTTCGAATCCCTTTGCGCGCGCTTCTTCCGGAGTCAACTTCTTGGCGCCTGGAACAAGACTTTGCTGTTCTGCAATACCTTGGTACATGCTGCCAGCATCGCGTACTTTCTGCGCAGTGAGATATACAGAATCTGCGCCGCCCTTGGCAACAGCGCTACGGTTTGCTTTGGACAGGAAGAAGTTGGTAGCTTCGAACGCATTGCTGCCGAACTGACCTTCCAGCGCGGCGCCCAACCAGTTCTGCTGTTCTTGCTTGTTTGTCAACTTGCGCAGCCGATCGACAGTCATTGGCTCCACCATGCCAAGCTGATCAGAAACAATCTTCAGCCTTGCATCCAAGCGTGCGTCTTCTTCGATAGTCTTCTTCTTCGCATCCAGAATTTCCTTCCGCCGCTCATTGATTTCATTCATCTGAGCCTGACGGAGCGTGCGCTGTTCTTGCATATCCTTCAGGCGAGCAATCTCTCCCAGTGTCTGGCGAGCATTGTCACCCTGCATGTTCACAACCTGGATATCCTGCATGGCGCTGCCTGCCAAGTGCGCGCGATTTGCAGCTTGGGCAGCATCCAGCTTGCTCTGTGCAATGATCGTGTCCACCTTGGCTTGCGAGATAGCCAGAGCGCGAATGGAATCAGCAGTATTGGCGTGCAGCGTGGTCTTCAAACCAGCAAGCATCTGAGTGCGCTTGGTGATATTGTCATCCGCACGCGAGATATTCTCGGCAATTGCGTTGTTCTTGGCCGCCAGAGTAGGCAACTTCAACTGAGCGAAGATGAACCCGATCGGATTGGAAAGAAGATCCGTACTCGCTGCGGCGTCATATTCGGAGCGCGCCTGTTCCAGTTGAGGTTCCAGAGTGTTTCGAACTGCCAGGTTCTTTGCAATCTCGTTGTTCAGGTCCGCAGGATTCATGCCAAGCTGCGTTTGCAGTCCTTGCAACATGGAATTCTGCATGTATTCGATACCTGCCTTGGTCTCGGCATTGGTTGCAGCCATCTGCATGGCGTCAGTAGCACCCTGCACTGAAGCTGAATCGAATGCTTGACCTTCGGCAACAGCTTGCAGGCGCTTTTCATTGCCAGCAGCAATCCCATCTTGCTGTCCACGAAAGACGTTCAGCAAGCTAGTTGCAATGTCGCTTCCACTGAACATGCCACCATAGACTTGAGGAGTCTTGGTGACTGTCGTGTCAGTGACTTTTGTGCCGCTACCGGTACCAGATGAATTCAGTTCAGCCATGGTGCTCTCCTTGTTTCTGTTCTACTTAGCCGATATCATCGCCATTGGAATCGTCGGTATCAGCAGCTTGCATGAATGCAGGAGTGTGGAAATGCGCGCGCAAGTTGTCGAAGAAGGAAACGCCCAGATGTTCCACCACATCAGCAGGAACTACGTACTCTCCATTGCTGACGCGAATTGGAATCTGATCTGAAGTACCGGATCCTTTGCCACTGATCTTGCCACCGTCGGCTTCACCAGGGCCAGAATCTCCGCCACTTCCTACGCCATCGCCAACACCGCCACCAGCATCTCCTGGAGCAGCTCCTTCACCTTGCGACTCACCGCTGTTGCCACCAACTCCCATGCCACCACTACCAGCAGCAGCCGCAGCAGCATTGGCATCTGCAATTGCCTGGCCCATCGGACCCGTCAAAGATCCATTGGTAGGCGCAGAAGAAAGTGCGCCATCGGTGTTGACAGAAATACCTTCATCGGAAGTCTGGCCGATATTGCTCGCAGCAGATGCTGCATTGTTGCTGGCGTTCATCATGTTGTTGATGGCGCTGACAAGTGCAATCGGATTCTGACTTGCAAGTGCCATTGCAATCTGGCCCATTGCAACTGCTTGACCAATACTTGGTGGACCATCTTGCGATGCAGGAGCAGTAGAATCAGAAACTCCTATGCTGCCCTGAATATTGCTGTCATCGGAAAACCCAAAGCCAGCCATCAGCGGGTTGCTGTTCTTTGCCACACTGCGCTGAATCAACTCAGGAATGTATGTAGGCGCACTGGAAATACGGCCACCTGCAGAAGATTGGCGAACTTCTCCACCATCTGCATAGCCTTTGGGTTTGTATGCGCTCATCTTCTTCTTGCTGGCAGGTTTGTTGTCACGGCCAATCAAACCCCCGTCCTTGAATCCAAGATCCCAAGGAATGACGTCTTCGAACATACTACTGTCAGAAATGGCAGATCCTGCATCATAAGCAGTGCTGGCATCGGAGACTGTAGACGCAGTGTCTCCAGATGAGAATGCGTTGGAAAAGTCGACTCCCGAAGAAAGAACATCTCCGCCAGTCAGCAAAGTTGGATCGATGTTGTCACCCGCATTGGCCAGCAATTGGGAGCCACCAAATACTTGGTCTCCATCGGGACCAACGAAATAATTCTGAATACTATTCAAGGCGTCACCGCCAATATCCATTGCCTTCTTGCCCATGCGGCTGTTGCCAAACTTCTCCACGCCGCCGAGAAGTCCAAGAATGCCAGTGGCCTTCTGGATATTGGTACCAGCTTGAGTATTGCTGCCACGAGTGGCGTTGGCAAGGCCGACAGCAACATTACCTGCGGTCGCCTGACGCTGAGCTTCTTGCTGTGCAATCTGACCTTGCGCTTTCAAGACAGTGTCTTGCAACAACTTGTCCATTGCGGACTGAATACCAGAATTGTTGCCAGTCCGTGCACCCACCGCATTGCTGCGCGAAGCTGCAAGTCCTGGAATCTGCGCGCCTGCAGCAGAGAACAAAGCAGCAATTTGCTTCGCAGCATCAGGAGACTGCAGGAGTTGAGGAAGCAACGCACCAATAGCTGACACATCCGCAGTGCCAGTTTGAGTTGTCTTGGTTCCACCCAGCAGTTGAGCAAGCTGGATCAAAGGATCCAAACCACTGCCGCCAGCAGGAACTGTAGAAGAATTTGAAGTGCCAGCCATGGTGTTCTCCTTAACCCGAGATGCTGATTTCGCCTTCGCCTTGGATGCTGAGCGCAGTTGCAGTTCCTGCACCGCCAACCAAGAAGTCAGCAGCATCGAGACGCAGACTGCCATACCAGTCAACATAGCTGTTGGCAGGGATAGAAAGTCCTTGACCGATCACTTCCGTACCTGCCACGTTGCCTGCACTGGCGCCCAGCCAGAAACTGCACGTCACGGCACTGCCAGTCTTGTTCACGATGCGAATGTGATTCAGCACGATGAATGGTTGCGACATGGTGAATCCGACAGGACCTGCGAGTGAGGTCACATTGGGGTTCAAGATGTTGGTGGTCAGAGTTGTCGTGAGAGCAACAGGACCGAAACGGAAACGCTTTGCTTGCATGATTGAATCTCCAGATTAGATTTCGGTAGCGCTTTCACGCCAAGATACTTCAACACCAAGTGACCACGTGCCTGCAGCATCCATTGCGGAACCGCCTACACGTACTGCCAACAATTGGCCAGGCAACAATTCCACTGGATGGTTGCGCACTTGGAATTCATAGACAACTTCGTAGTACGCACCAGCAGTGCCAACATGAACCAAAGTTGCTTCTGCCAGATTGGTAGCTTCGAATGTGATACCAGTGACAGTCAGAGCGCCCGTCGTAGCAACTCGAACATCTCCGCCAGATGCTGTGTCGAATTCAGATGCACCATAACTGGTATCTTTCTTCGTAACTGCAGCAATTGCAGTTCCGCCCGAAGCTGCTGCTCCAGAACCCCGAGTGAGCACGATGCTTCGCGTCTGGGTGATTGGCGTTGTGAACGCAACAATGGTTGTCCATCGCAACCGAATACTTTCGACATAAGCATTGATTGCAGATCCAGGGTCCAACCGCATTGCAAAAACAGCGGCGCCGGCAGCAGCGGCTGTAGCTACAGTACCTGTCTTGGTTGCAACTGTGTAGTTCGTACCTGTGGGCGGAACACTGACAACAGCCAATCTGCCATCAGTGTTTACTTGTGCTTGTGAAACTCCGTCGGAGCCAAGCAACTTCATCAGCCAGCCACTCATACATACCTCACATTGATGTTAAATGTACCCGTGGCAAGCCCTAGAGTACAGAAAGCTGATATTGTCACGCTCGTAGCAGCTACTATTGAACCTGCACAGAACCGAAGGGAGACTGCAGCAAACTGGTGATCAAGCACTGTGTTGTCTACAGTAGAGCTCTCTTGGATAAACGCATCCACTTTAGATGTGCCAGTTATAGCCGTCAATCCAGTCACAACTACAGTAGCTTCGCTGGAAGGTGTAGAACCAAAATCAATCACAGCAGCAACAATTGTTCCACTGCCACCACCACCGCCACCTGGAGCTCCAGTTGCACCAGTATCACCTTTCGGTCCAGGGATTATCAGCGGGGAATCTGGTTCCTCTGGCTGGATGAATATTGGATAACCTGCAAGTCCTGCAATACCTTGAATTCCCTGTGTACCTTGAATGCCAGCGTCACCTTTAGGCCCAGGGATAATTGCAGGACTTTCAGGCTCCTCAGGAAGAAAAAAGATTCCGGGCCCAGTATCTCCAATCAATCCTTGTATGCCTTGGATACCTTGTATACCCTGCACACCTTGTTGACCTTGTGGCCCAATAGATCCATCTTCTCCATCTTGAGCAGTAAAGAACAGTGCGGGTCCAGGAACTCCTTGCGCTCCGGGCGCCCCTGCAGTTCCAGCAATACCTTGCGGACCAGGAGGACCAGGAAATCCTTGCTCACCTTGCTCAGGTTCAATACCAAATGCAGCATATCCACCGATGGAACCAGCAGGACCAGTAGCGCCCGCAGGACCAGTAGGTCCAACTCCGCCACCGCCCCCACCAGATCCGAATTCGATGTGCATATAGAATCCAAGACCGCCTAGTCCGAATCCTACAGTTTGCACAATTCCGGCGCCCGGAGCAGTATTCTGAACTAGCCCCGCAGTGCTCAAATAATAGACGTCACCGAGAACGCTACCAGCTATCCCTGCTGTATATCCTTCGATGACAACAATTTCAGCGTACGCACCTGCAAGCGCTCCCGCAGTATTGTTCATTACTCCATGCGCAACCAATCCCAGTGACTGATCCGCAAGCCTAGCAGCAACTTTGCCGCCTGACACATATAGATTTACCAGCTCCCCGTAATTGATTGCAAGCGGACAAAGCGCATAAACAATACGGTGCTTCTGCGCGAAGAGACTTGCAGCTTGATTCCGCTCGCCAAGTTCCGATTGCGTGAATCGTACTTGCCCTTCCGCAATGGAGAGATTCCGAGCAACTGTGCTGATGCCACGATAGAGCGGTTCGACCAGTTTGAATTGTTCATCTGGCAGTCCTGCTGGCTGTGCAGGAAGTCCTGAGCCAAGTAGGAAGTCCATTACACAGCTCCGTCATTGGTCACGCCAATGATCAAGTTCGACAAGAGATATTGACCACTCACGAAGATAGTGTGATTCTTGCCAGTCGGCATATCCAGGCCATACTCGCTGTACAGTTGATTCTGCTCACGAACATAGCCTGCTTGCTGCGTGGCGAAGTTCAAGCCATCCGTGGAAGTGAGTACGGACAAGTTACTGCCAGTAGCTGTCAATCCTTCCACTTCGATTTCATGCAGCGTAGAAATTCGGGCGCGCGTGAGTTGATTGCGGCCAATTAGAACGAAACTTTCCGATTCGTCCAGAGGATCTTTTTCGCGCATGTCCATCACAGCCAACTTCACTTCTCCTGTCTTGAGCAGGAAAGCAATTGATTGGCGAGGATAGGTAAGTGCACCACCTTGGATGATCGACGTATCGTACGTGATCGTATCCATGTCTTCGTAGGCAACGTCCAGTAGCGCACCATAAGTCAGGAACGCATCTTGTTGCCCGTATGAATAGGCGAAACAATCGCGATGAGGAAGTCGCAGCTTACCCCAGCGATCCAACTTACTGTCATAGATCAGTGCGAAGGAATAGATTCCAGGGAACATGCCGTAGGAAATGACAAGGAAGCGCTGCCCACAGAATGTCGTCTTCACGAACATTTCCGTATTCAGGCTGCCACGGTCAAAACTGAGCGCAGTGCTATTGAACAGTTCCAAATAGCGCAGTCCGAGGAAATCAGTCACGTCGGGAAAGACGCTCTCTGCAGAATTCAGGCTGATCTTCTGCATGCCGCCAGTTGTGTAGGCATAGATGGCAGCCAGGTTTCCTTCTTCAGTAGTCTGCTCGAAACTTTCCACACCGCCCGCATTTGCGATACCCTTGAATAGCCAAGGCGAGGCGAAGTTGTTTGCATTGTAGAACGCGGCAATTGCATTCTTCGTAGTGAAGATGATGAATCCGCCAGAGACAGGCACGATTGCAGTGATCGGCCCCTTGATATCTTCTGGGATCTGATTGCCAGCGCCAGTCACTTCACCTGCATCGAACACGTTGAAGTTGAATGTGGTGCCATTGAATGGTGCCCAATAGACAGTCAGTCCACTCCAAACCAGCAGATAGCCGTTGGATGACGCAACGCCGTCAATCTCTCCAAATGGGATACCGAGGTTGGAAATGAGCAGACCAACAACTGGATCCAACATGCTGGTCAGCGCAGTAGTTGCAGGTTCCCAGAAGAACAAACTGCCATCAGCAGTTGCTGCCCCTACAGGACTTGCAGTTATCCGTACTCCAAGCCTGCCGAAGCAGACGAAAGTCTTTCCATCCACGTACGCGCGCGTAACTTTGGCAGTTGCGGCGGTCTGTTCAGACAGAGAGCAAACTACATAACCTTCCGCAGCCAGCAGCGCCGTGATAGTTACAGTAGTCCAGAGGCCAGTGCCAATATCATAAACGTAACTTGCTCCGCTTGCGGGGGAATATAGAACAGTATTCTCATTGGCGTCTCGCAAAGGAAAGATTTGGTCGAAATCGATTGCAGCAGGCGTTGCAGCGGCGATAATTGTTGTATAGCTGACTGACTTGATTCCACGCGCCACAGGGAGAAAATTCTCACCATAGAGCACTTGAGGAATGTTGTAGTCGATATTCTCTTCACTACCAGGAAACGTTCTATTCTGGCGTTGCGACGTATCCATTGCTGGCACGAGTACAGCGCGCTCTCCCCAGGAAGTCACCATAGGGAAAGTCGAATTGTTCAGACTGATCTTGCAGCGCTGCATTGCCATGATGAATCCTTAGCCGCCTTTGAATAGATGAGGAAAAGCCAGCTTCATGGCTGCCCAGGCGCCACCAATAAAGACGGCAATCTTCACTGCCCAAGCTGCAAATGCCCCTAGCCACCCAAAGAACTTGAACGCTCCTTTGGCGGCTTTGATGACTTCGAAAGTCTCAGCAGTCATGGAGTTATTCATCGCCATGAGCGACTCCATATTCTCCATCCGCTGTTCCTGGCGCTGTTGGCGCTCAGCCATTTGCAACAGCTTTTCGTCCACTAGGACCACCCATTCTGTGTCTACTTCTTTCATAGGCATAAAAGTCTCCTTAGTAGGCTGTACGGGATATTTCTTCCGCTACGGTTCCACTGTAGAAAAAGGTGATAGATGCGCCTGCCGCTCCTGGGGTATAGTTTACGCCCCCTGCAAGTTTCAACGTTGCTCCATTGGTGAGAAGGCAATTGCCATTCGTCACACGCAAGATGAAGAATTTGCCTTGCAGATTGGGAGCAGCAAAGGCTGTGATCGGAGTAGCTGCCCCAGGGAAAGTGACAGTGTGGACACTGCCCATGCTGAGTGTGCACACGCCAGCAGGAGCCGTTGTGATTGCAGTGACGCCTTTTGCAAGACTGATTGCACCTTGATTCAGCATCGGAACTTGCAAAGTATCGAAACTTGCAGACCCAAAACCATAGACACCAGAACCTGCTCCGAAGTTGGATGTGCTATTGTCGACAATCTGTGCTGTACCTGCACCGCCAACCCAAGCAATCTTGGGATTGAACATGTTCACAAACATATTTGCTTGTGGGTTCAGTCCGGAAACCTTGATGCCAGCAACACCTGCGATTGTTCCACCAGAACTGCCCCAGACAATGATGTTGTCAGAAACAGTTCTACCTAGTCCGAGATTGTAGGTGACGTCAATGCAAGTGGTATTGGCGCGCGTGGATGTAGCGATTTCATTCCATGCGCACACCCCGCCATAACCGGCGCCCGCAGACAATTTGATGCCAGTTGCAAACCCAGCAAACATCTGATTGTGGATGATGCTGTTAAATACACCCTTATCTTCGATACAGATGCCATCTTCTGCGCCCTCGAAGTAGCCTTCCAGAACTGAGCAGTTACTGGTCTTGACGCCAAGGGTAACGCCATTAAAGAATGTTGAGCACTCGAACTGTTCCAGAGTGCAATGGAAGACAGTGACGTCTTTGCCAGCAGCAATTGCTTCTGCATAGTTGGCATCGCGACCGATAATGTAGCAATCATGCCAGCCACGCGAACTGCACTTACGGAACGTGACAAGACCAGCCCCATAGGAGTTGGGGAAATTCACGCCCACACCAGTACGTGCAGCTCCCAAACCAGTTGCCACAAAATTGGAGTTATAGACGTAGAAATCGTGAAACTGCGCAGTGGCGCCGTAGCCCACGTAAAGACCGTCACCTGCGCCACGCTGGAAGATTACGAAGTGGTGGTACTCGCTAATACCTGAGGCGCTATTCAGCAGCACAACAGGAACGCCAGCACCGCTAGTTCCATCGAAACGAATGTGATCCAGTGTCACTGTTCCCTGAGCATCTGGTGCAACTGTAGGAAATCCGGTACCTGCGCCAGTAATATCTGGCAACGTCGGAATAGGATTATCCGTAAGAATCGGGCGATTGGAAATACTCTTGAATACTGTACCACCTAGATTCTGGCTACTGAAAGGATTGCCGTATCCCTGGCCGTAAATACGAATTGCGCGGTCACGAGTTTCAGGCGTAGGCCGCACACCTGGCAATACCAGACTTGCTACGTCAATCTTGTAGCCGCCTGGCGGATGATATACATCACGATTTTGTGCGTACGCAGCATCCCATGCAGCTTGAACTGCGACGGTAACATCAACAGAATAGTTATATGCCTTGACAGATGCAATCTGCGCAGTCGTCATGTACTCGAAAACATTGATGCGATCGCCGTAGTACCAACTACCAATGAACTTGAAGATAGCGTTTGCGGTTTTGGTGACTACTGACGGAAAGAAATTACCAGCATCCTCTTCGCCAATCAGTGCAGTCCCTTTTCCTGCCGTACGACTGGCAAGATTGGCAGCAAGTGCAGTTGAATCCGTACCAAGTCCGACCGCAGTGATCTGAGTTTCCAGGATACCGGTCCGCCCTTGCAGATCGATAACATCGACTTCGATATCATCCAGGCGAGTTTCATGCACAGCAACTGCAGACTTCAGCACACGAAATTCTTCTGCAGCCGTGCGAACTTCCCGGCCAATTGTTGGTTCAGCAGTGACAGTTGCATTGGGAGTATATGACATGATGTGCCCTTAAACCTTGGAAGTCATGTGAGAAGACACAAGCATGTCTTTGAAAGCCATTACTTGTGCTTGCGCGTTGTTTGCTTGTTCTTGCAGTCCAGTGCGCGCCCAAACAATTCCGGCAGCCCACTGTGCAAGTTCCATGTCGTACGTGTCCGCAATCCAGGATGAATATCCGGCCGCAGAGACTATCGGATTCTTGAAATACCAAAGGCGGGCAGAGCCAGTAGCACTGGCAAAACTAACGCGGAATGATTCACCAATCTGGCAAAAGACAGAAGTCTTGCGCACATTGTCGTCATCCCAGAATTCTTTGTACGAGTTCAGATAGTCCAGAATCTCTGTTGGCTGCTGCGTTGCAGGATCTTCTCCCTGCAGCCATTCTGGAATACGAAGTTGAGGCGCGGTTGCAAAGATATTTGCGATATCCACAAACGCAGAAGTCGTAGGAAGCGTATACGAAAAAAGGGCCGAAGCCCGATCACGTGGAAAGAAATCGGTGTGGTGAGCACGGAGTGTCGCTGTGCGGATTGCCAAATCCGTCATTGTCACCAACTCAGGTCTCTTGGTGATACCAATTACCAGAGATTGCATTTCAGCGAAGGTAGTCACAGCGACACTCCTAGGGTTCTATTTCCAGACTGCGGATTAGGCAGTCTTCGGCAGGACTTTGCCAGTGTCCAGCAACGCAGCTTTGGTGTTGGCAATTGCTTGGGGAGTTGCAGCGTTGCCGACGCCTTGATCTTCCTTGGTGAGCTGGCCGCTGGGAACAGCAGCATCGACGCTGGCACCAGCAAGTTGAGCAGTGAAAGTGTCCTGCTTGGTGTAGATTGAAGTGGTACGCTTGTCGGCGATCTTGTCCAGGAACTCCTGGATTTCCTTGTTGGCAGTTGCGAACTGGCCACCCTTGAAACAGATTTCCGCACCATCCGGCATGTGAGTCACGCTGTTCGGAATGGAACAGTAGTAAATCTTCATGCCCTTGATGGTCATGTCGACTTCGGGCGCGATGGTTTCACCGACGTTGAGAACGCCTTCATCGCGAGTGTAATTGGACGAGTTCAACATTTGAGTTTCCTTGGTCAGTGGGAAAGAAGCGGTGAAGCGAAAAAGGGAGTGAGAAAGTTTCCAATCTCACTCCAAACTTCGCCCACCGAAGAGACTCTTAGCCGGCTGCACCCGCAGTGAAGTTGTTGATCACGCCGAACGCTGCAGGATTCTTGATCAGGCAGGTGAGTTCGGTGGTCAGTGTGCCACCGCGTGCATCGATGCCATTGTCGACAGGAGTGCCATTGGCGTTGTACTCCATGTCTTCGGTCTTGCGCAGATACGCAATTGCGAAAGCATTCAGATCCACGATCACCATCATCTTCGCCCACGTGCTGGTATTGCCGTAGGCATTGAACAACGGATGTTCGATCATCTCGAAAGTTCCGCGCGGAGTGCGAATCGTGTCGATCTGCATGCCCCAGGAAGTTTCCACACCAGTGATCTGGTAGGTGGAATTCAGCCGTGCGATGGCGTGAACCACGCGACGAGTGACACCGCCGACGAAGCAAGTACGAATGTTGCCAGAAGCAGCATCCGTTTGAACTGCCAGCGTGGGATCCAGAGCAGCTTCGAACTGCGTCCAGTTGGTGGTTGCACCGAGAGTCACGACATTGCTGGGCGCCGAGGCAGTGACGCGAGCAATGATGCCTTCCATGGTTTGGAAAGGTTGCGAGTTGCGCGTGCCCTGGAACTTCTGGCCGAAGAACAGCGACTTCTCGATTGCCAGCGCGTGGAAAGTTGCGCAGTCACGCTTCGATTCGGCGACTTGACCATCACCAGCGATTAGCGGAATTGCTGCCAGCGTCTTCGTCACAGCCCAAGAGTTGCGGAAAATCTGCGTGAAATTCACGTAGCGAACCGCCACCAGAGCAGAAGCACTCGGACGCACCGAACCTTGCTCGAAAGCATTGCCGATCTGGAACAGTTGCACGCTGTTGGCAATTGCCGCAGCAGCGACAGTTCCCACACCACGAGTGACTGTGATGCTGGTGCTGCCAGGAATGGTGTTGACGATGACGATTTCGTTGGTGGTGTCTGCACGAAGCAAATCACCAACGACGATGTCAGTTGTCGAAACCACAGTGAAGGTGGTTGCAACACCATCAGCAACCAGAGCAGACAGAGTCACGCTCGGGAAGATCATCGTCTTGGTGTAGTAGCCATGTTCCAACGACGCAGCTTTCTCTTCCTTCAGCAAAGAAGTCAGAGCGAACAACGGAGCAGTACCATTTGGCATCAGTCGAGTCAGCATTGCGCTGAATGACTTCACCATCAGGTCTTGCGGCATTGCCGCAGTAGAGATGAGACCAGTTGACATGATTGAAAATTCCTAGAAAGGTTGAAAATAAATGGCTGTTACCGGCGATCCGATTCAACTTGTGGCTCGTCAAGGTAATTGAGCCAGTTCGTTTCTTTCGGGCCAGAAGATTTCGTGTCTTGGGATTGGTTCGGTTGGCCACCGAGCTTCATGAACTCCAGGAAATTCTGTTCTGCAAGTCGCGTCACTTCAGTGGGATGCATCTGCGGATTGGCGTTCGCAATTTGCTGAGTCACACTGGCAAGCATTGCTTTTCCGACGGGATGTTGGAGAGCAGGATTGTCCACGTTACTATTGTGAGTGCGAACCTGGTAATCTCTGAAGCGGGAATCCAAACCAGATTCGATTTGCGTGCGGCCAGTATTCACACCGTGCTCCACCATTCCGCGCGTGAGATTCATGTTGGCAGCAAAGGCATTCTGCGCCACCGTATTCAGAACTTCCATGAAAGCTGCAGAGTCGCCACCCAGCGCAGCTTGCACGCGAGTTTGATCGATGCCATCGACGAATTTGGCAGCTTTCACTTGCTCTTGCAACTTTGCAGGATCGATGTTGCCGAAGATACCTTGCGGCTCTTCTTTCTTGGCGCCAGGAGCTGCAGGCTTCGGAGTCAGAAGTGACATGAAACCGTCGAGCTGAGCATTGCTGTTCGCAGGCGGTTGGCCAACTGCTTTCGTGGCGGGGCCACCAGTTCCATTTCCAGGTTGCGTGCCAGTTTGCACTTGTTGCTGATTGGGCAGAGCAACATTCGGCTGAGCAGCCGGAGTGGTTTCAGTTTGCTTGCGCGAGAAGATGCCGTCGAGGAAAGCCATGATAGATCCTTAGAACGAGAGAGGTTGATTGGAAGTGGACGGAGACTCGGGAACCAGTTGATCCTCTGGGGGACACAACTCTTGCAGCAACTCTTCCAGCACTTCTACTTGTGCTTTCAGAGCTTCATGCTTGGAAACAGCAACATGCAATGGCTGCGCAGGATCGTGGGTATATTCCACTGCGGCCACAGCATATGCTGCGATCTTGTTTTGAAGATAGGCAAAGAAAAGTGGCGAGCATTGGCGCGCCGTTACCTCTTCTTCAGGAGAGAACTCGAACTGTTGGAATTTGTTGGTGAGAAGTGGGCGCATGAAAGTTGCTCCTTATTGTTGCGGAAGCTGGGGTTGCTGAATCTGCTGCCCAGGCTGCACTGCTTGTGGCGGAGTATTCGCTGCTTGAGTCTTTTGCAGGTTGCCAAGGAATTGCTGCTGTGCCTGCGGATCACGCTTGAAATCTTCCAGCCAGTTGGCACCCTTCAACTTTGCCCAATACAAGAACATACCCATCACATCATACTCAGTCATTACAACTGGCATGGCTTGGGCAGTTTGCATGAACACAGTCAAGAGTTCAACTGAGAACATCTTGTCTGCAGGAAGGACGCCATCTGTCAGCTTGAACGCAACCAGACTGTCACGCAGCGCCACAGGATCAATCTGCAGACTATCCTTCATCTGAGGATTGAAGATTGTGGCAGGACCTTGGTAGAGCAGAATGTTGTTCTTCAACTGACTCTTCAACGGAGTCATGTACTGCCCTTCGATAACGAGACTGGTCAACTGCTGCCTGGAATTGCTGTTCCCTTGGGTTGTCTCGAATTCCGTCTTTGTCTTGTTGCCTTTCTGGAATTGGCCTCGATCGACTTTATTCTGGCCAACGGCTTGGTCTGCCATGCCCGATACCATTTCGGACATTTGGAGATTGGTATTGCTCCCGTCATCTCGATATGGAATCTGATAGATTGCTTTTCCGATATCGTCGCCTCGAAACTGGGCAGCATTCTTAAGAGGGATCCGAGCAACAGAAGATGCGGGATCAATATCGGCTTTGTTGATGAAGCGTTCATTGTAGATCAACCTATCGAAGACTTGGCGACGCTTGGATTCGAGAGTGACATTCCACAACGCACTGGACATGTCCTGGAATGGCAATGCTGTGTCGAGCATAGAATGGGTTTGATACCCCAAACCATCCTCGTTAGGCTGCATGATGAAAACAGGAAGGTAGTCATCAGGGGAAAGAAGCTCTTCAACATAGATGCACCATTTCCAGTTGACGATGATTCCGAAGAAGATGGTTGGAGTATTTCCAGGGCGCCCGAAATCGCTGGGGAGTGCACGACAGACAAACTTCGTGACCAGGTAATTGTTGCGATAGTTGATACGGTTGCCATTGCGGCGCGTATCTTCACCGATGTATTCCAGCCAGTTGGTTCCTTGCAACTGCTGGCGATTGGACATCTGAGGATTGACTTGGGGGATGTAATATCCCAAAGCATTCTGCGAACTGCCAGAAGTGTCGTCGAATCCACACTCGAATGCTTCACGTAGACTGGTAGTTTTGCTGTCGTCCAGACTGGCAACATAACGCTTCAATGCCATGCGATTCATGAGTTGTGACCACCCGAAATAGTCACCTTTCTCGTGGTACTCGCCAGGAGCAACCAATGTATCCAAGAAGCAATTGTAGGGATCTATGCATTCAATCGCATTACCTGCTGCTTGCTGTTGTTGAATCTGAGCCAGACCTTCCATGCCGCGCTGGGTAGAAGTCACGATGCTCTTGCTCTGAGTCTTCTTCCACGATACATATGTAGGTGCGAAGTTGAACTTGAACCCATTGCGGAAAACACGAATGAGTTCGCGCACCCAACCGTATTTGATGGAATGGTCCGCCATCAGAGATTCAAGCTGCAATGCTTGATCCATGTATTTCGGGGGAGCAGCAACACCAAAGATCGGATGCGAGGTGAGATACACGCCAGTTTGATAGGCCACGGCGCTCTCGACTTGTGGCATCACAATGGGAACTGCCAGATCGGAAATCTTGCGACGTGCAGAACCTTTGTACGCAGCTTGGACGGCAGCGATCTTTTCCGCTGTGTGATCCATTTCCATCATATATGCACGATCGCGCATCTCGAACATTGTCCGAAGATTGCCGATATCTTCATTGGTCTCTGCAACCTTCTTTGCATAGTTCAGAAACTGGACGCGCTGAGCCAGATTCAGAGTGTTCAGAAGGAGAGTGGTGTCGACTTGAGTGCGTGCCATTTGAATTACCTAGTTTGGAAAGAAGTTGGAAGGAATAACTACTTAGAAAGGCATCTCTATCGTGTTGGAGTGGGCTGCCCCAACGGATTCTTGCCCTGCCAATTGATGGAAGTCATTACGTACACATTCCAATGCATAGTCCTGTTCCATCTGTTCTACATAACCTATCGGATCGATAATATCATCCACATTGTTCATTGTGTTGGGATTCCAATCAATGATCTGTGACATGACAAGAGAACGTACATTTGGGTGCAGATAAATCTCACCCTTCAAGAGACGAACCAGGCCACGTTTGATTCTGTTGTTCTTGGCTTGCCCTTTGGGAGCAAGTTCCACGAAACTGAATCCAGTGATTCCACGCTGCTCGGTAATGTATTCGAACCAGAATAGCAAAGTAGTCTGATACGCTACACCTTCTACGCCAATACATTTTGTATTGCGACGCAGTCCCATTTCCAGTGCCTGGTCAATCACTTGCATTGGAGAGAATGTTCCGGAAAGCAATTCATCCATGATTGCCTTACCATCGCGCTTCTCGAAGTGTTCTATGGTACAATCGTCTCCTTTCTTTTTACCTGAGGAAGGGTCGATGATTATGAAACTAGCTTCACCTGGGTCGTCAGTAATGTAGTAAGAAGGCAGTAGAGGGATTTTGCTGATATCGATACCAGAAGCAAGAGTAATTTCGGTGCTATTCAATACTTCCGAAATGAATACTTCAGGATGGCCCATCAGAGTGTCAGATTCGTACTCTGCAATGAGCTCTGCAACAGGCTTGAGTTCTTCCCACAAGGAACTACCATCAGCAAGAATACCACCTACGATTAGCGACGTCCATTGATGATTGTTCTTGAGTTTTTCCAGGATAGAATTCTGAGGATACATGTTACCTACGAAGATGTAGGTGCATCCGAAGGGTGAGCGTGCTTTCATGAGAGTGGAAAGCATCCAGGAAAGCAACGCATCTGCGAGTTCTTTGTTCTGCGAATCTTCCCGCTCTTGAATGTCATCCATGATGATTACATCAGGACGCTTGTTTTTACGATTGATACCACGTACAGATGTACCTGCACCAACCGCCCAAAGAATTATCTCACGACCGCGGAAATTGAAGACTTTGGTGACGTTGGTATCTTTCTCACAGTGTGCATCCCAATGCCCAAATAGACGACGCAAGTTGCTACCACCTAGCATGTCACATACGTCAGCAAGAATGCTTGCCGCTTTGGTTTCTGAGGCGCCTACAATAAGGATAAAATGCTTGCTAGAGAAGAGAACGTACCAAACACAGAGAATCTTGAGGAAGGTAGTCTTTGCAAATCCGCGTGGGATCCCAATTGCAAAGCGCTGAACAGTTCCTGAGAGCTCTGTGAGAAGATGGAATAGAGTGACAAAGAAAGCAGGAAAGGCAAAGATGAATTCAGTAGGCATAGACAACGCGGCCAGGAAATTGAAATCCAGCCGCGCTGCCTTAGATGCATCTTCTGCAGAGACGTTTAGTTCTTGTGTGGACATGACAACTGCTTAGAGCAGATCGATCAGTGCAGGCTTTCCGACTTTCTTCACATCGGGCCGCATTGGCCGTTTGGTCAGAGTTGTCAATCCTTCAAACGCACGAGTCTGCTTGACCGAGTCAGTTGGAATTGCCTGCGTCACTCCATCAGGAGCCGGCAAAGCGGCCAGTTTTGTTTCTGCCAACATCTCGTTCACACGACCAGGACTGGCACTTGCCATTGTCTTGCCTTCCACTTCCACAATCTCGCTTTGACTGTTCATGACATACTTGGGGATCATTGCAATTGGCATCATGATGTTCACGGTGACGCCATTGTTGCCCTGGCCCAATTGCACTCGCGAGTCTTTGCGCCGCTTGGCACCATTCAGAACTCGGAATGCTTGCAGACTTTGCTGCATGTTTGCCATTCCAATCCGTCGCTCGATATTTTCGAGGAACATACTTTCTGCCTGATCCAAGCGATCATCAAACTTCAAATCCTCTTCGCTCGCTGCTTGCTGAAGCGCTGCCAATTCTGCTGCAAAGTCTTCTTGCGCTAGCAACTGGCTAATTGCACTTTCCGTCACGCCAAGCGTCGCCGCAACTTGGCTGGGTGCCAAATTCTGTGCAAGATACTGCAATGCCAGATCGCGAGTTTTGCTGGTTTGTGACATGATCTTCTCCAAGTATATAACATAGTAACGAATTCTGCTATCTATTCGTGGTGGGGAATGCGCGCGGCCGAGTAATACAATTATTGTTTAGGCAGGGAATAGTTGCTGTGCGAAGCAAGGGGATAATTAAAAAGTTTAGGAAAATTGGGGAAGTGTTATGTAGGAAATCAGACCCCCACCCCTCAAAAAGGCCCCTACCCCCATTGCGATTGAGAATGATTCGCATTTGCAGTTGGATGACTGGCATGAGTCTTGCTTGGTGATTTGGTTAGTAAGCACTCACTTAGATGTTGGAGTCTAGAATCGGGTGGAATGGGGTTAGTTGGCACGGAAATTGACAGGCGCAAATTGTCAGACAAGAATTGTCACTTGACAGAGAATGTCAGGCATGGTTTTTGCAGGGTAGGCAGAATGGAATGGTTTAGACGGTATTCAGGTTGGCATAGGTCTTGCATGTTATAGGGTGGGGAGTGATCGTGCGTGAACAGAATAAATGGCTTGAATAACATAACTAGATTGATTTGGTGGATTCCAGATTGAATTAGTTAGATTCAAGTTAGATTCGAGATAACTAGAAACCGCTCTTTAACAATTTAGGCTGAATTAGTATCTGGATGGAATGCCAGAGTTAAGTATCCCTTGGATGGAATGCAGTAATGCAAGATTCTAGGGGATATATCATAGTGTATTAGATAGATATAGTGCACTATGATATATGTAGTTTCCGAGTTTCTAGTGGCCGAGTATGACAATGTTAGTTTCACCAACTGTCAAAGGAGAATAGATTATGCATACAGTAACGTGGATTCAGAATAATCGGGTTTTGAGTGTTAGTAACTCGAACCTGAAGAGTATTTGGTATGTTTACCATGACATACTGAGACTTGGTTATCCGGTGAGAATATGGAAAGGGAAGAGTTTGGTTCTCTGAATTTGAGTCTTGCTAGACTAGATATTAGGCGAGAGTTTAGTATCTAGTAAGCAAGGTTTAAATAGGTTATCGCCTATACCTTGTATGTCATTGGAGAATAGAATGTCTGCAACTCAAAACCTGATTACTGTTTACTCTGCCATTGCTGGCGCAACTGCTGTTTGTGGTGTCGGTCAAAAGGTAATCAGCAAGAAATGGAATAAGACAAGCGCGAATCCCGTAGCGTTTGAAAGGGCTGTGATTCTGGATATGGAATGTGTTACTGCTAGCCAGTCCGAGGTTTCCGATACTTTCCGTGCACTGGTCAATTCTGCGCTAATGTCTGCTGCAGTATCTGTGCTGGAAACTGAAATGAAGGAAAACGCGAATAATACTCAACTGCCGGATTGGAAATTTCAGCGCAGTGCATTGATCGAGGAGTTTCTGGGTGGCGATACTTGGCTGGACAAGGAAACTGTCCAAAAGGGATGGGATTCGAGTGCATCTTGGCAAAAACTCATTTCTAACCCGAAGTATTCCACGATGCCGATTTACAAGGCGCAGGCCGATAATATCCGCGCGAATATCCT